TATCAAATTCTGTAAATGCTGCACCTTCTTTAATATCCCAATCGCCATCTAGTAACTGCCTACGCTGCTGTTCAGGTAGAGATAAAAGCATTGCTTCATAGTCTCCCTGTGCAGCTAAGTATGGATTATCTCGTAGTCTTGCTGGTATAAACCTTCGTTTAAATAAAGCTTTACCTGCTTTTTCATGTCCTGCTGGGTATTTTAATACTTCGTTAGTCTCAATGTCTGTAGCATTAAATGGTACGTTTACAGCAGCAGGATCAATAAACATTTTTTTGACCCAGTGATGTCCTCTACCACCCGGATTTGTAGTAGCCCTCATATAGACTGGTAAGTCGGGTGCAGTGGATCGTAGACGAGAGCGCATATAGTTCCATGCGAATGGTGTGGGCCATTGTGTTAACTCGTCAAAACCTATCCAACTAAACGCCAGACCCTGATAACGCAAAGCATCATCCTCTCTGTCGAGGTATGACATCCACAGTCTTGCACCAGATGGTGCGACCCACTGCATCTTTCTCTCTGACCACTTTATTCCGGGCCAAATCTTTGGATACATCTCTTGAGACTTAAATATAAGCTCTCTAAGCTCTTCCGTAGTATGTCGTAACAACAACCCAGAAAAGGCAGGATGCCCCATATACCGTAACGGGTCGGCAAGCATGGCATAACTTTTACCGCCACCTGCAGAACCACCATAAAGAACTTCTCTTTCACCTGCAGCAAGGAACTCTGTCTGAGGCCCTTTATTAGGTTTAAATATAATATTATGCTGTTCTTCAATTTTTTCAATAGGATCAAAGCTAGATACTTCTATTACTTTAGGCTGTTCTAGTTTCTTTTTCTTCTTCGCTAAAATTTTCTTTTGAGCCGACTCTTTCGGTTTCAATTTTTTCCGCTTTGGCGATTGCCGTTTTGGCATAGTCTGCCCATCTGCGTAAGCTTGCAGCTTGGTTGTTTCTTCTTTTTTCATTCTCTAAACGTTTCCTTAAACCTACATGAGATATATATCTATTAGTGTTTCGAGTCAGCCATTGAGCTACTTCTCGATACGAGTATTGTTTTAAATATCTTTTTGCTATTTCTAATTTATCTAGTTGGTCAGGTATAGGGTTTAGTATTCCATTATCTTTTGCGTCTAGTTCATAACCAAAAGGTATGGTACGAGAAATTTTAGGTATTGCTACCCACTCATTATCTTCTTTTATATCTGTTGGCTGTGGGAGTTTCCATCTGCCTAATGGTTTAGTCATTATCTTCCGCATTTTTTGGTGGCATTAACATTACGCCACCCTTAGCTTCTACTTGTACTTTCTCTGTTTTAACAAGTCCAGTACGATCTAACAACTCTTTAGCTGCTGCCATCTTATCTCTTATGCCTAGCTCAGTAGGATCAAACAAACCACTAACCATAGCCATTGCAGCTTTAGGGGCGTTGCGAGCCATAAAACTTTGGGTACTTTCCAGTATCTCTTCTTTAAGAGAGTTAACAACTTCAGTAGTACTAGTAGCATCGGAGTATCCAGCCAGCTTCTTTGCAGTAACTACATCTCCACCTGCTTGGTCAAACAACATAGATAAAAACTTCTGCTGTCTTTCCGTTAATTCTCTAGCCATGCATCATCTCCAGTGCTTTTTCTTTTGTTTCATCATTACGTCTAGTCCAACCATTACCAAAAGTCTCAAATGTAGATAACTTTTCGTAAAAACTCTGACGAGCGTAATGCATTTTTTCTATTATATCTATAGGTTCAAAGTCATTGACCGCAGTTATAGTCATTGGGCCTATGCCACCATCCTGCTCTACACCTACAATACGTTGTAAAGCTTTAGCAGATCGTGATACGCCTGAGTTAACAGCCCAGTCAAATACAGAAAGATCAACCCCACTAGGAAGTTGATCACATTTAGCTCTGTTCCAGTAGTTCTTTTTATATATAGGTGCTACATCTTCGTGTGTCAAGTCACGCATTTCTCTAGGTGTAGTCTCTCTGTCTACCCAAGCATCGTATACTTTTTTAGTGACGCCATGATTAGTTATACCACCGGGATCATCAGGATGATTTACAAAACCGCCCTCGTGTTCCAGTATTATATCTAAGCAAGTGCTGTAGTTAGTTATCATTTAAACTTTCTCGATGTGGGCCTTATAGATTCTTTAACTCCTTTTTTATTTTTTAATTTAAGGGCGTCTAATTCATCTTGTTTTATTTTTAATAAACCTTCATCTATAAGTTTTGTTAACTTTCTTCTTTCATCTTTGTCTTTAGATTTTTTTCTTTGGTCTTTTAATACCGCTATACCAGAAATTCCTGCACTAGCAGTAGATACACCTGCAATTTTTAATTTGTTTGCACCTGAAAGACGAGAGTTTTTATTTAAAGTTTTTAATACCTTTTCACCAGAAGTTGGTTTTGTGCTAAGTCGTCCTGCTGTACCGTAGATAGTTTTTTTTACATCTAGAGGAAGAACTTTATCCAATGTTTTTTTTGCTATTTTTGGAATTTTAACACCTACAGTTTTCTTTTCTAACCCTTTAATTCCTGAATCTGTAATAGGTTTAATTTTACTTTTAGTAGATTTAATTTTTTTACCACCAAGTTTTATTAATCTACTTGCTAACTTTTTACTTGCTACGCTATACACTATGCCTAATAATCGTATTAAAATTGACATTATTTTTTTCCTCCGAAGAATTTAGTTGCAGACTTTATGCCAAAGGAAGCTGCTATCACTACGCCTAAGCTGTAGCTATACCATGATGGGGCCAGATCAAGTGCAGTAAAACCTGCTGCTGCTATCTCTCTACCCCAGTCTCCACAGAAACTTAATATAAATGGGCCTGACAAAAGCAGTACCAAATATTCGTCCTTCCATGAAGCTTGTGTAGCTTTCATCGCTTCCAGATCCCAGTCAATGTCACCAGTAGCAATCTTTAAATCTTTAGTTGCCTTAGCTTTCTGTACAGCAGTCTTGCCGTCAATCCATGAACTGGCAAGTCCAGCTACAGGGCCAAGTATACTACCAAGTCCAAACATTATTTTTTGCCTTTCTTAGGTCTAGCCTTAGCCTGTGCTGTCTTAGACAAATCTTTATAATGATACAGACGTTTGCTAGTTTTATTATGCGTCATGCCTGAGTGCAATGAGCCATCAGGCATTTTATGTGTAGCACCTTTATGTTCTGTGCCGTCACGAAAGTAATGAGGTACACCCTTCATTAGCTACCGCACTGACATTTATCACAACAGTTGCAAGGCATGTTTAGTATTGCTCGTAGTATGCGATTAAAGTAGGACATTATGATGCCCCACCTTTTTCTTTTAACACAATACCAAATATACCACATATAATACCTGCCCAAGTTACGAGAGGCATTGTGAGTACAAAGCCTAGTCCTACACCAGCTACTGCCAGTGCAAGGTATGTTGTAGGTTCTTTAAGTCTTCCTTTAATCCAATCCATTATTATTACTCCTATTTAAAAGTATATGCTAAACCAATAGATAGATCTGTGTATTTAAACTTACTATCCAGTGATAATTTTGAATACGTAGAAAGCCCACCGAATAACGGCATAGTGCTTTTTACTGATGCGCTGTCAAGATTAAAAGAAGAACTACTATATGACCAGTCTAATGCTGGGCGAATAGATATTCTACCTAGTGTAGCTGTAGCACCTACGTCACCTGACCACTTTTTACTTTTAATACCATACTCAATAGATGTGTCTGGTTTAATCATAGACATAATACCGCCACTTGATACGCTCTCAGCCTGTGCTGCAGTTGCGGTTAAAGCAACTATAGTTCCTGCTATAAATAAATTTCTCATTCAGTGTCCTCCAAATCCTGTTAGTCTTCTAATTTCACCACGAGAAATTCCTAGATCTCGTAGTTGTCTCTCTGTCATATTCATTAGTTGGTAATATGCAGTTCTATTAGCCATATAATTATGGTATCTAGTTAGTAAATTTCTGATCATTGTATAACTCCTTTTACATATAGTCAGTACTGTTGTCTGACAAGTAAGTTATACCATATCTAGTTATAACATAAAAGAGATATTATTGCAACCCCGTTATGCATTTTTATTTACGTTTACTGTAAGAACCCGGTTTAGCAAAATTTTTCTTAGGCAAACCACCTTTACTCATTCCTTTAATAGTTCTTTTAAATGTTTGTGCTGCTTTTCCTTTAGAAACACCGTGTTCTTTTTCAAATTCTTTTGCTGGTAAACCACCCTGAGATGGTGGCTTTAGATCTTTTTGCATTCCCATACTATGTATTATCCTTTAGCTTTAGTTTTACTTAACGCTGACGCACCCATAAATCCTAGTACGACACCCATCTGTGCTACAAGGAATGTATTAAGAAACCCTGACGCTGACTCCATACGTGGTATATTAATAATGGGTGTAAGTAATAGTATAACAGTTACAATGGTTGTACCCATAGCTAACCAAGCCATAGTACGTTGCGTATCCATCATCTTATCTTCATTCTCCAGACGTATCCATCGCTCGTGTCTGTCCAGCTCTTCATCAGTAATAATGCCGTCACCATCTGTGTCAGCTACTGCGTACTTGCTATCTGCTTGTAGTTGTTTTGTCATTACTATTCCTCGTGTTTAGCAAAGGCTGATCCAGTAAGTATAGCACCAAACGCTAGATGAAACAAGCCTCCACCCATAAGAGTAAAAGGATTATGTTGCCCTGTAAGCTTTTTCATCAGTTCCATCTGAACCATTGGCTCAGTAGTAGAATTTATAATATCCATAAACTGTGATATGTCTGGTCT